TTTTATTTTCCATAGGTTTCCTTATAATATTCTTCAAATGTTGGTAAATCAGATTGCTTAATTGACGTGCCTACGTTTTGTAGCAAGCCTTCGTAAATTAATTTTTGTTGCTTAAACTCCATTACGATGGCATCGTGATATAAATCGCTTAATTGATTTATCTTATCGTTGTACTCAAGTTTAATAATCTTCAAATCATATATCCCCATTAGAAAATACTCTAACGCTGTTTGCTTTTTGCCGCTCATAGGTACTTCTTTTTATATAATTGCTCACCCACGGGCTTTCCGAGGGCGATGTTACCTTGTATCATGTCCTGAACGCACTCATTGCAGATGTCTATTAGCATCTGCTTTTCATTCGGCAGCTCGGCTTCGCAGAATATTGCGATGTGTTCGTAGACCAGTGCCATTGCCAGAGCGTAGGGCTCTTGCGATTGTCGGTACTCTTTCGCTCCATCTTTGCAGAGCTGCTGTACTTTTTTCAAGGAAGTCGATGTCATAAATATTTGGGGATTTGTAATTAGTTTTAATTCTTCCAGGTCTGCTCCAAACAATCTCGACATACTTAGTATCTTCAGCAAGGCTTATGAATACTGTTGCATCATCGATGTGGTTATACATCATCTTAAGATGCTTGAAGTTTGTCTCTATATATATGAAGTTGCGATGCAGGAAGTAATACATCACATTGGTGAAGCTGTAATTTTCAAAGCCCTCTGTGGACCAGAAAGGATCGGATGAGGGTTTCTGCTTCTTCAATTTCTGAGGGTGTATGTCGGTGGATAAATAGTTCGCCTTTGAACTTGTTGGGCACTCCTATATAGTAGAAGTTTGTTGGCGGAAAGCCAGTGAGATACGAATACCAAACTGCTTGTATGTGGTTGTAGTGCTTAGTCATGTCAGCGGCGAAGGCGCGGAGGTTGGTGCAGGAAGTTGTCTTGATATCTGCATTGATTTCAAACTCTTGGCAGTGCAAGTCAAGGATGCCCTTTGCTGCCACCTTGCGCCCATCAATCTCAACCTCCTTGATGAAGGTGATCTCCTTCGCAGCCTTCTCGAATATCAAGCGGAGCGTTGGGTGGTTCATGATTGCATCGTAGACCACTCGGGCATTGGGCGGCATGTCCTTTGGCTCTGTCTCAAGTAGGTTGCGATGAAACTCCGCTCCCCTTTCGAGAGCACCGGCAGCGTATTGGATGCTGCCAGTGTAGTGCCGTTTTATGCTTGATGCGTTGATGGCTTCGATTGAATTGTAAATGTCGCGGCTCATGACTCAATATTTATTTCGACAAGAAGGAAGTTATTATCTTCATCAAATTCGTAAACTAATGTAACAACTGTCCTAATTATCCATTCATCTTCATACCAAAATCCAATACATTCTCCTTTTGATGGTAATGATGGCATTGATCCTTCAAAATATATTTTTTCTTCTTCAATGTCGTATACTTTGATTTTTATGCTCATGACTCAAGTGCTCTTTTGTCCAATGGAATGAATCCACTACCGTTGCCATGTACCACCTTTATGAAGTCTACCTCAACCTTTGCTGAGTTGACAATCACCTGGGCGATGTCTGCGATTGCTTTTGCTTTATCAAGCTCCATGTCGTTTTCTTTTAACATCTCGATGATTTCGAATAGGTGATCTCTTAGGTCTTCGATTTTATTGCGTGCCATAATTTGTTTAGGGTTTTAACTGCTTGTTGAATTGGTTGAGGGTATTTAGTAATCGTATTGCGCTGCATGTTTTCCACCTTGGTGATTGCTTCCAGATTCTCTATCTCGAAGTTTGAGATGTTTTTATCTCGAAATATCACTATCATGTGCGGCTCGAGCTTACCATGATGCTGTTCGTAGATGTGCCGATGCTTGAGGACCCATCGTGTGTGCTCTGCAATCTTGATGTAGGTGTAGCCATCTTCATCGATGCGCTCTGAGCCAACTTCCTTGTGATTGGGTGGCACTGAACCCTTCTTGAATCTTGTCTCATGCCCTCCAAATGCAATGCCTTTCATGCCTTTGTTCCAAGGGGTGTGACCTTTCGGGAACTGCGACTCTACTCGGGAGTGCTTGAGCCTGCCGCTTGCTTCTGTCGCAAGATACTCGGGAGTCTTATGCAGTTGCAGCGCGAAGGCTTTATTGTAGCACTGGTTGATTGTCTTGCCAGTTATGAATGCCACCTCTTTAGTCGACCGATGCGGATAGTATTCAATGAGCAACTCAGTCTCTTGCAGTGTCCATTTACAGCGAGTCATAATACTCGCGCCCTCCTTCTTCGCCTCCTTGTGATGATGGCTTTGGCAGCCGCTTGAACATGTCCTGCTGCCCGTCATGATAGCCATTTGAGTAGGCTTGCACGATTGCTTCTTTTACCTTGCCCGTTAAGCTCTGATCATCGCATTCGCGTGGATCAATGATTGCATCCAGGTAGCGGTTGAAATTGGCGAACTCTGCGCCTATGTTGTCAAGTGGATTCATCGTATTACTTGGTTTTTAACTTCGATAATTTCAATGCCTTTTATCTCGCTCATGTTTGTGATCTCCATCGCCTTTGGAAGCTTGCGGAGTAACTCGGCCACATCAAACATCTCTGCTTGCATAAGTGTCCAGAGCAGTGTTGCCCAATCTACCTCGCCAACTATCTCCGCTTTTTTGCTAATGCGAATGTTCTTGGTATGGTCGAATTGAAGCGTGGTGGTTGTGGTGTCTTCTGTGAATTTAGCCATGATTGCTGATACGTCAGTTGCAATTGCAGTTATTAGCGCATTGGCTGCCTCCTGTGCAATCTTAGCATCTGCCTCTGCCTTCTTGCGCTCGAGCTCGTTGGAGTAGTCTATCATCATTGCCTTGCGCTGCTCTATGTAAGCCTTAAGCGGAGCGATGGCATCGCGCTCGACATCCATGACTGATTTCTTGTAGGCATCAAGCGGAGTAGTTACCATCTTGCGATTTGTCTCAATGTGCTTGATAGCATCGTTTGCCGCTTTGATTGAAGCTGCGCTCATGTCGTAGGTGAGCTTGTCTTCGATGGCTTGTGGTGCAGATTGCATCATGCTCTGAGCACGAAGCACCTCAGTGGAGTTCAGTGACTTGTAAAACTCGGAAATGTTTTCTATATTAGCTGCGTTCATAGTGTATTATTTTTTTGATTTGTTTTTAATTAGGGCCGGCTTACCACCGGCCCTTGTTATTTTAGAACGGGAAGCCGTCATCTTCAACCTCCGCCTCAACTGAAGCAGGAGCACTTACTGGCTTTGACACTCTTGCAATCCACTCGTCACTCATCTTGATTTTGTCTTGAATGAACTCGGGCAGCTGAGAGAATACCTCATCATTATGCTCTTCGGTGTTGTAGCAAAGCGCAGTGTTAAATGCAGGAGGACAAACCAATCCTTTTGGCACTGGAGAGATTCCAATGATGTTGGCATAGGTCATATCGCCCTTAGTAACATGTGTCAAGTTCACCATACAAGGCTTGCCAAGCAGCGTGAAGACATCGAAGTTGCCTGCGATATCGTTGCTCATCTTCTTGCCTGCCCAAGATTCGATGTCTCTGCGGAGCACTGCCTTCTCATTCATGCTAAGGTTGTAGATGCTGCGAGCATAGAACGGCTTCTCATCGCCGCCTTCCTCGAAGACATGCGTTTCAGTCGGCAGTTCAAAGATGAATTGCACTTTGCGTTTTTTGCCTGGAAATTGACCAGTTTGCATCGTTGTTCCAAGGTCAACGATTTGGTAACATCTTGCCACGAATGCTCCTTCTGGAGCGATTTGGCGGGAGGTGTTATTCCCTGAAGGTGCTTTTAAGCCCATAGTGTAAATTAGAATTGATTTATTAATTGTTTAAATGATACTTGTGTATTGTGCAGCGTTTTCTGATACATTCTAAAGAACTCGTTAACATCCGATGGATGATAAGTGCGAACCGATTCATCAAGCCCTTGCTGCATCTCCTTCGAGAATTGGCGAACAAGGATAAGTGAGTTTTTGTCACATCTTTGGAAGAGACCTTGATGGCAACCGTCTTGCACAATTGTAAGCATGATGCCAGATAGATGGTCGTAGTTAAAAAACTGCGTGCTGTCGTGTGATTTGAAGAATGTGTTCATGATTAAAGATTAAATGATTTATGATTGAATGATTGATGAGCAAATGTATATCTTTATTTTGAATATACACCACCTTTCAAAACTATTTACACGCAATTATCCTAACTCGCTCATAATCAAAGGTATTATTTTACTGCCTTGACTGCCACCACCCCAATCAGCACACCGACTCCCACCTTAAAGGCGGTTGTTTGATGCCACTTTTTATCTTGCTTGATATAGATATTTTCAAGCCCCACTATGGCCACATTAGGATTGTCGACTCTGAGGCGGACAACAGTGTCCTTCTTCTTTAGGAGTCGGTTGACAAAGCCAGTGCGCATGGTATCGCCAACGGCATAGGTAAACTTAGCAGGGATGACTATGCTGTCAAGTTGCAACCACCCGAGTCGGTTAATCATGCCGACGATTGTGTACCATTCGGTTTGCTTAAGGAATGGCTTTGGCAGTTGGATGTATGGCTTCTTGTCAATCATCACCGTATCGCCTAACTTGATTTGCGTTTTGATGATTGTGCGAGTCTCAATCTTGACAACCTCCGATGCGTTCTTTACTTTCACCTCGAGCTCCGCAATCTGCTGTGCTTGTTTTGCCGCATCAGAGCCGCTCTGTGCGATTACTTTGCGCTGCGAGGCGATAAGTATCGAGTCCTCATAAATCGTGTGCTTAAGGCGGTAATCATTGGCCGCGTTTTCGCCGCAAGTTTTTAGCAGTAATAACACAAGCACAATGATTGTGGCAATGCTGATGATCTTATATGAAGACTCCATCTTGAATAAGTTTAATTAGTTCACGCGATGACTCCCAAAATAGTCGCTTATCATTGAGCTCGGCTTTAAGGATTTGCAATGCCACACAAACAGGCATACCACGCTCTATCACATACCAAGCGGCAACCTTAACCAGTCTCTTGTCCGCCTCCTGCTCTGTCATAACTCGCGAGCTGCTTTCTTAATAAGTACCTTGATGGAATCATCGAGCTTTGTGACCGATGTATGAATCATCTTAAGTAGATCGCGCTTCTCCTCATTGTTTGACATCGGATGGTTTAACATCAATTGCACAAGCCCTGCGATGTTTGTCAGTGGTTGCCGGATCTCATGGCTGAGCATAAACCTAAACTCTTCAAGCAGCAACTTCTGCCGCTCATAGTCATGCGAGTTGATTGAGGTGACATCGACTAACTGGATCCCGACAAAGTGCAAGGTGTCTTCGATTGCGAAGCAGTTCCAGATATTGTATCTGTCGATGGTATTTTTTAACCGAGTGCGAGCATATACACGCGATGGCTCAGGTGTATGCTTACGAGCCAACTGAATTGCTTTTATGAAGTCATCTTTGTCACCTTCGATGCTTATAATATCACTAATATTATTCGGCTGTATATGGCTTGAATAATTTCTGAACAGCTCATTGCTTGACACAATTAAGCCGCTTTCATCAGTCACCACATAGAAGAGGTCAATCGAGTTTTCTAAGATGAAAAGCGAAGACATTGCTTGAGTTCGCTAAATAGTTTGGACCACTCCGACATTGAACTCCATGCCCATTGCGCTGTGAGGTAGATTGTAAAGGTTAGCAACATGCCCATGATTGGTGCATCCATTGTCGGCTGATACTCGGTGAACTCAGTGCGAGGCTTGATGATTATCTTAGTCTCTGGCTTTGGACTTTGCAGGAATGCAGATGTGCTCGGTTGAATGGTATCGCTTGCGTACATCGTAATTGAATTTGTGCCAAAGATAGTGAAAGTGTCTTTAGGTTGCATTACTTTTTCAACAATCTTATGATGAGTGTGCAACTTGCAGCCAATGCCAATCACACATTCTTTGTCTATCGTAGTAACTATTGAGTCTTTAAAGTCATCCATTGCTGCTTGATTTAGGAATGTAACCTGCCGCCACCATTGCGGCAACAATTGCTGCAAGTGTTTCGGTATTTATCTGGTTAAATATTAGACCAAACACGCTCGACAGAATGACCAAACTGCCCATTGTCGGTCTCCAATGCTTGATGATTATGTCAAGAAGTTGCCTTAGCTTACTTACTTGCTTTCTTGGTGTCATAGCCCCACATATAGTTAAATGAATAAGATGATTGCATTTTCTCAACGAACTGCTCAAATGTTAAATCCATCTCTTCAATCTTGACAAAGGCTGCTGATTTATGTTTTAATAGATAGATTTCATAGAGCTGTTTCATTATACTATGGGAGTGAAGTATAGTTGCGCCTCTTTCTTGCGCCTTCTTACAAGCCCCGTGACAACCACGCCGCCTGCTCTGTTCCACTTGGCGAACTCCGCTGCAATCTTGGGGTCGTTAGGGTTGGCTTTTACAAACCTAAGCAACTGCGACTTGGCAAGGTTTGCTGCGCCCAGGTTGAAGCAAAAACTTACAAGGGCATCGAACTGGTTAGCGTTGACTTTGGTTGTGTTAAGCAGTCCTGTTACGCTGCCCTCAAACTCCTTGAGATGGTCCTTGAGCAGCTGCGTTGCTTGCTCCTTTGTTATGGTCTGCCCAAGCTTCACCTTGCTGCCGTCCGCGTAGTACGTTGCGCCGTAGCCGATGGTCGGCACTCCTGCCGAACAGAGGTAACTGGTCAGCCGCAAGCCCTCGAACTCTTGTATGAGTCGGATGCCGTTGTCAGAGGTCTTCATTAGATGATAAGATAATTAGCAATGACATTAAATTCATAGGTGTCACTTGATGAATTTTCTGTTTCAAATTGAAACTCTATTTTGTCTCCATTGCCGTTGTTAGTATTTTTTATGACCGCGCCTCCAGTAGTTTGTGGTTCTATTAAATTACAAATAGCAATTGAATCATAGAATGTTAAAGTTGAGCTAAATGGCAACGTCATGCTAAATTCTGCAATGCTATCAGTGTCAAATGCTATTCTTAATTTAAAAAAGAACTGAACAAAATTGCCCGTTTTATTATACGAAGATATTCCGCCAATAGCAGCAACAACAAAACTTCCTGATTGAACTGTAAATGTCGGTGTCCATGTTGCACTCTTTACAATATTACCAAGTTCAATCTGCTTGGATGTACCTTGCGGTGATTGCGATGTGTCGCTGACATCAACGATGTATAATAAGTCTGCATCAACCGCTGTGGTCAATGTTCCTAAGTCGGTAATTTTTACTCCTGCCATAAGTCGGGTGGTGTTATTGGTTTGTAAGTTATCAAAGGTAGTGCTTTCACCCAATCAATTGAGCACTGCTCAACTTCTTCGATGCTGATGATGTGATTGCCGTCAGCATCCATGATGGGGTTGAAATAATTATCTGGCATGAACTGGATGCCAACAAGGCTCTGAGCCTCTTCGTATGTGAGTTGATGTACTTGCATTAGACTTGACGGGATAAGGTGGTTTGAAATGCTTGTACTGCCGTGTAAAGTGCCGCTGCTTCTGTTGAGTTTAATCCACTTCCAATGGTTGCAAAAGCTAAATTTCTTGATGAGAAAAATGTTCCGTTAATTGCTAAAATGTTAAAATTTTCATTTAGCATAGCAACTGGAGCAACTATTAGAGTACTTGTTTGAATTCCATTTTTATACATTGCTGAAAAGTTTGACGCAGTTCTTGTGCTTAAATAAAATCCCCTTCCGTCAGCATTGGCAGCTGTGGCAAATGTCGTATTTTGATTTCTAAATAACATCCCTAATCCAAAACCTCTTGCGCTGTGATGAATACCCCAAGTATTAGGAGGTGTTTGTCCATAAGTACCAATATCAACGGAGTTTTCATTTATTGATGTTCTTGAATAAGTTGATATGTGATTTGAATTTATTGCTACTGTGGTATTAGCAAGAAATGTATTGCAATATGCGTTAATTGCATTTCCAGTTATTCCATTAGCACTATGTGTTAATCCGCCAATGAATGACAATCTAAATGCCGCGTTTGTATCCAATGGGTTTTTAAGGTTGAACTTATGCGTTGTTGCCGTTCCTCCTACCATCGGATAAATAGCATTACACTTAGTCCACGTACCATCTGCCTTCATTGATGTTACCAATGTGCAGATGGCAGATGTGATAGTTGCATCGGTAATGCCTGCCGCAGCTAAGAATGCTACTGCATCCGCATCGCAGCCCGTAGGATATGAATAAGGGTTGACTAAGAAACTCATGCGTAGTTACCGATTAACATTACTTTCAATCCTTTTGCAGTACCATTGCCTATCTGGTCAATGTCAATTGTAATCTCTGCATCATCAGCAAGAGCAGTATCACTTATCACTGGAGGAGTGGCAGCCGTTGTGCTTGTCTTTTCGGTATTGTCGATTGTCAGTTTAGTGCTTAAGATACTTGTGCCGCCTTCGTTGATGTCAACAGTAAAAATGCTTCCACTTGCCTGAGCAGTTGTAAGTGATGCTCTTACCGCTGTTAGTGTCACCGCTCTCGGCATACGGAAAGTTATCTTCGCCGTTCCAGCAGTTAGCGCAGTGCTCTCATCCGATGCCGCCACAACAAGCTCGAATGGTGTGGCAAGATTGCCGCTTCCAAGAATCGATGTGTTGTTGATTGTCTTAATGTTCGTGCCGCTTACTAGTGCCGCTTGCTTAGCATCGAATGCCGTCCAATCAGCTGTGCTTAATGCACCTCTGTTGGCAGCACTTGCCGTTGGTAGGTTGAAAGTATGAGTTTCACTTGTTGAGCTTATAGCGAAATCAGTGCCTGTTGTATCAACTGCAAGGAGTTGAGTTTGGGCAGTGAGTCCATTGAGCGATGTCAAGCCAGTGGAGAAAGTTGTAATTATCTGACTCAAGTGATTGTCCTCTGTGTGCATCGTAATTGTGCGCCCACTATGTATCACATAAAATCGCACTGCAAGTCTATCTGTTGCTGCAAGTGTTGTCTGTGGTACTGCTAATGCAGTTAGGTATAAATCAATCGCAGTGCCTCCAGTAATATTTTCGGGTGTTGCTGAGTTAGATGCAATCAATGTCAATGTTGCGCCATCCCACTTATAAAGCTCAATGTAGAATTTTGGACTCCCTCCGCTGCTTGATGCGCTAAAGTATGTTTCAAAGTTCCAATTGCCCGCAGGAATTGCCAACTGATTTGGGTCATTTGCATCAGTTATGAATGACTGAATGTAGCCATCAGCATTGATAGTGAAATCAGTACCTGCTCCAATGACTGGCACTTTGTTAATCTCCTTCATTGCGACACCTCCAAAAGTACCTTGACTCACTGAGCCGTTGAGGTAGTAGCTAACCGATGCGCCGCCTCCAGTTGATGTCGGAAAGTTTGCAAGCTGACCATCACCTCTGATGTATTGCGTTGCAACTCCTGCCGCTGTCACCGCCAATGTTCCGCTTGTTGTTACTGGGTTACCACTAACAGAGAACGCAGCAGGCATTGATAGGTCGACCGATGTGACAGTTCCTGTTGGTAAAGTGGGGAACAATGTCGGTGTTCCAGTGCCATCCAAGTAGTCAGCATTCGTGCCTGTTGGCACATTAAACTTGCCATCGAAAGTGTTCCAATCGGTGCTTGATAGGTAGCCATCCACTGAGGTTGATGCCTGAGTGATGCTTATGTCTGGAGTAGCTCCGCCGCTTGAAGATATCGGCAGCGTTGCGCTCACACTTGTCACACCGCCAACAGAAACCACTGACCAAACAGCTGCGCCGATTGTGTCATCACTACAAAGGTAAACAGTGCCATCGTCTAAACTCCATCGAGAACCTACAACAAAGCCCTTAGTTGAATCATCTGTCGGTTGAGGTACAAATGTAAAGTTGTGAGTCACATCACGAATGGTGAAGCCATCTTGCTGCATGTAGTACAACCGTCCTGCTTCCCACTTAAGTTCATAGCTAATTGAGCATATCTGCGCAGTGCCTTTTGCTCCGCCGTTGCCTGCATCAGTTGTACCCTTGCGGAAGAAAGCACCATTGTCAAAGCTTAGCCCTGCATTTGCAATGAAGTCAATGTCATTCGTTGTGCTGTTGCCTAAGTCAGTAACCTCCTGCAATGTTCCAACTGCTCCGCTTCCACCTGGCACATTTACCTCAACGACTCCAGGTGATGTCAGTGATGCTGTTACTCCTTCGCCTGTAAAGTTTAATGTCGTTGCAATCGGTGTCACCTCAACTCCTTCATCTTCCACTGCTATCGCTCCGCCTTCACCGCCAACTGCCACCAATGGATCAGCCGCCGTTCCGTTTCCTGTGATAGTAACACCATCAACAGCAACCTCAGTAAGGCATGGCACACATGGCTGCAAGTCGGGAAGCGGAATGTCACCCGTTTGGCAAGTGTCATAGCAGCCGTCTTCTGAGCTTGTGATTACTAGCACATCCATGTCCACAGATACACATGCCCACTCATAGTTTGCTGTTAAGGTCTTAATCTCGTTTGCATATCCACTTGGTACAACCTCATAGTTGATTACTCCAATGCTCTGCTTGAATAGTGGATCCGTTCCGCTAGTCAGCTTGTAGACTCTTGAAGCAAGCCAATCCTGTGCATCCTCCGCATCGCAAGGGAGGTGACTCTTGCGCACGATGGCATAAGCAGTCAGCGGAAAGGTTGTGACATACAACTGCTTGCAGCCGCTCATTCGATAAGCATCAGTCTTTGCAACACCTACCTTGCCACGCTTTGCCCAGAACAGAGTGCCGTTCTTTGCATCGAAGTTGGTAACAACCTCCGCTTGACCATTGCCGATGTAATGCACCCAAGCTTTGTCGTTTCCGTTCGCGTTAAGCTCGCAGAGATTGAATTGCTTGTCGAATATATTGGCGACCTCAACACGTTGGTTGAGCCTTTCGATTATGGTCTTAAGTAAGTTCATGGTTTTGAAATCTGGTTTGAGATTTGCTCAACTAATAAGTCAGCATGAAGTTGAAGCATTTCTGCTTGCTCTTCTTTTGTAGGTTGGAATATTGGGCCATATAGCTTTTGCAATCCTGCGGCCTTGCCTGCTTCATCTGCTTGAATGTAAATTGCAACTCCAAAGCCTTCGCTAAAAACTGAGCCTTGATCTGTTGCAAATGACCTCTTGAGGAATCCTGTAAGCTCCAAAGGTGGTCTGCCGTTCTTTGCCTTCAATGCAGCGTATGCAGGAGTGTATGGCTTGGTTGGTAATGTTTGCCCTGCCGAATTAGTTCCGCCGCTTGTGCCTGTGCCAAAGATTCTGATAAACATTTCTCGGCGCATATCCAAAACAGCGGCAGACAAAGGAGTAAAGCCTCCGCTCCACTCTGAGAACAGCGCATCAATCCTTCCACTTATCTCCTTGGGCGTTGCCATTATGGAAGTGCAGTGACATACTTCATGTTCTTGCGGCAATCAAAGCAAGTGTTGTCATCTGGCAGTCGCATGTTCTGCAACATCGCCGTGAGCTCTTCGTTGTATCTTGTAGCTGCAATGTCTCGCCCTGCAATCATACCATCGTTGGGATCTGATGTTGCAAAGCCAGTGTTCACGCTGACAGTTGTATTCACTCGCTGATTCGGGCTGATTGTTAAGCCGTAGTTATATATCTCTACCGCTGTTGCATAAGCCAATGGCATCGCCATCAATCCACCTATGCTGCATAGCCAAGCTTCACGATCGCAGTTGACATTGTACACCAACGACATCCCTTGCGTGTACTTCTTTGACTTGGAACTAACAACATCAGTGCCGCTCACCGTCAACTCAATTCCGATGGCATCTACAAATGGGCAAACGTGCACCGCTCTTAAGTGTCCTCCGCAATCAGTGCAGCTGCCCTTCTTAGGAATCATCTTAGTGGTGTCGTAAAGCGACTCATAGACAAATGCCAAATCCATCTTGCGGCGATTAGCCTTGAATGTCTTGCCAATAAACTGCTCAACCGCTTCAGATTGGTAGAAGAAGGAATCAATAAGCTTCAAGGTGCTCATGTCGTAGACAAAGATTTCCACCGGAACTGCCATCGTGTAGATGTCAATCTTGAAACTAGATAGGTAGAAGTTCAAAAAGCTTGATGTGTTCGGGTCGATTGTAACTCTTATACCCGTGTACTTCCCTGCACCAACTGCCAAATCCACATTGCTTGCGTTGGTTACCACTTGACCGATGCGCTTAGACTCAACAACCGTATCCGCTTTCATCATCGGACTCAAGCGGCTTAGTACATCAGTCGACATCTTGCGCCAAGCGAATGCCCTCTTTGCTTCAAACAGCTCAACTCCGCTGTTGTACTGGTCGGTAATTAGCTGCCCTAGTAAAGTTTGATTGATGCCAAGGTCATCGATATAGAGCCCTGTTGTAGGTTCTGGCCTATCACACCCTTGAAGGCCAAGAAGAGAATCGTAGCACATTGAGTTTTAATTTTGACAAAGATAAATAAAAAAGGAGAGGCTTGCACCTCTCCCTATTTTCATTGTTGCACTTATCCGATTATGGGTTTACGATAGACACACAGTTAACGTAGTTAACACCTGCATACTTATCAGAAGCCTCATAGATATCAGTCGGCAATGTTGCAATTACTCCAGTCGTAGTCATTACGATTGACAAGTTACCGCAATCATCCTTCATAGTCAAGTCAACTGGAACTCCTGCCGGTGTGAACACCAACGTCTTAGAGTAGTTGCTTCCTGCTGTTGGAGTGATGCCAGTGTTCCACTCAGCTAAGTTGAATGACAACCACTGGATTGCTCCTGCTGTTGTTACCAACGCCTTGTTCTGTGAAGATTGAGCAGCTGCCAAACGAGCATCATAAGCAAAGCCGAAACCGTTCTGCTGAGTGATTGCAAGTAAGTCAATGCCGTACTGAGTGCAGCATCCTGCTGCCATTGCGTTTGCGTAACGCTGCATCGCTGCTCCACCGAATGCGATTGGTGCACCTGGGTAGTTAGCCATGCGTGTTGCTTGCTGAATGTCAGCGATAGCAAATGCGTTCGGCTCGTTAGTGCCTGCCATTGTTTCAATCTCTAAGCAATCAGAAGTAACTGTGTAGAAACCTTCAACCTCAGTTCCCCAGTTACCAATTGCAGCAACAGCTTGAACAGCTGCGGCAGATGCAATCTTGCGATCTAATACATCCATCAAGCGCATGATTGACTCAAGCACGTAACGGCTGTTCTCTTGGCAATGACGAGCGATTTCCGCTGCATTGATAATCTGAGATGCAGTGTAAGTGTCGGTAGTTTCAACAGTGTATGTTGCAGTTGAATCGCCATACGTGTTCTCAGAAGTACAAGTCAAGATGTTTGCACCTTCTTCAACTTCCGTCTCAGGCAAACGCTGAATCCAACGAGCTTCAACCGTCTTAAGTTTCCCGTTACCTGGAGCAACCTCTGTGCGGATTAACTTCGAGTTCTCAGGAGACAATAAGAATTCAAGGAAAGGAAGCTGCTCGCGTTGACCAACTTCTAAAAATAATTCGCCCAGTGACATTTGCACATTAGGGCATTCGGAAAGTATTCTTGAAATAGACATGATAATAGTCGTTTGTAATGTAGAATTTATTGCAACTTATTCTGAAGGCTGTTGCATTGATGCCTACGTTTTTGCAGCTGAAGTCCTGCCGACTACCATAGAGAAAGACAAAGGTATAAAAAAAAAGCCGCACTCATAACAAGCGCGGCTCTAAAAACAATTAAAATCCCCAATGCAAATATACTATTTTTGGTAGAACCTCGGATTAATTCCCTTAAGTTTTTTCTCTGATGCTGCTTCGAGTTGAGGTATCAATGGATTGCGTGCCGGGAATTTGCTCCCTGCATGTGGATTCTTTTGGATGATGCCTGCCTCTGTTGCCTCTCTTATTAGCACATCGCTCATTGATAGGAATGAGCCTGCTTTCTCCTTGCTCTTAAGCCGCTCGCCTGTTGACTTATCCTTCACTACAAATGCGCCATCTTCTTCAAGGTCGATTGCATACTTATCTGTGACTGCCGACTTAAAGCCACGAATAGTGTACTCGTTAACACTTGGGTCAAGCTTTAATGCGCTGAGCTCCTTTTCAAATGAGCTGTTGATCTTGCTCGTTTTGATGTCTGTTGCAACTTGCACCTTGTACTGCTCGAACTGATTCATCACATCTTGCCTTGCGGAGTCAAGCTCGTTGCTCTTGCGCTCAAGTGTCTTGTACTTTTTCTCCCACTCTTGCAGCAGTGCCTCACTGCCGTTGCCAGATGCACGCTTCTCCCAATCTTCGCGCTGCTTCTCGAACTCGCTCTTTGCTTTCTCCGATGCGTTGCGGATAACTTCCTCAACCTTCTGCCCCTTGAAGTCTTCGTCAGTTAGCACAATGCCGAACGGCTCAAATGCCTTGCGTGTAGCGTTGGCGATTGTGCCCGTAAGCTTTCCAATCTTGCCGCTAACTTCTTCTTGCTTAATCCAATTTTCTTGGAACTTTTCTTTTGCGGCTTCGAGATCCGCTGCTTCTTCGAGGTTGAGGAACTTGATCAGCTCCAGTGCTTCCTCCTGTTTGATTGCCATAGTCTATTGTTATTGGTATTAGTTTCAATTCCCTTGCCCCTCGCTTAATAAGTTCTTTAGCGAGTACATCAGCGGCACGCTTAATAGTGCCATCGCTCATGATGTAATAAGTCATGAAGCAAAGATAGTAAACTTTTGATTGCGTAAAATATATTTACAATGTGCATTGCTTAATCAAAATAATGTTTTAGATTTGCGGAAACTAAAACCCCTAAACATGGAAACAGCAATAATTGTAATGCTTTTAATAATCTCAATTATATTTTTGATAATCTTAATAGATTACACTGATAAAAATAAATCTTTAAATATTATAATTAAAGATTGTGCATCAGCACTTGACAAATTAAAAAAAGAAAATCAAATTTTAAAAAATAAGAATGTTGATTTTAAAAATCAAATTAATGATCAAGATTTAAAATTTAATAAACTTAAAAAATCAAATCTTGATTTAAGCAATTCTAAATTAATTGAATTGGAAATAAAATATAAATCTTCTCTTCATAAAATAAATGAAAGAGATGAAAAAATAAGATTGCTTGATTCTAAAATAATTGAATTGGAGAAAACAAAAAAGGAATACTCACAAAGAGTATATAACTTGCAGACTCAAAGAGATATGGATAAACATGAGGCAATTATTAAAGCTAACCAAGCAGTTAATCTTTGCAATGAAATGGCTAACAAGTTTGAATTTTTAAACTCGGAGCTTAAATCTATCGAATCACAACTATTGGGGAAGCTATGAAAGATAAACTTTCAAACGAAGAACAAAACGGCAATTTAGCCAAACCGATGTTATGTGCTGTTATTTCTCAGCCAAAAAAAATTGAAACTTACGCAGACTTGCCCGAATACGGAAAGTATGTTTTAGTAAGTGGAATTGATAAAATGCAATATGATGTTAGAGGATGGCACGTTTGCGAAATGAACGACCTTGAAGATGGTTTAGATTTTAGAGATAAAGGTCAATTTTTTTGGCTTACGGAAAAAGGAACTAAGATTGAAGAAGTGACCTATTGGTGCGAACTACCCACGTTGGTATAATAGCACATAACTACTTATACCCGATAAAAACATTCGTATATACAACCTTCAAGCCGTAAGTGCCTGAGCTCCGCCTCTTGGTCTTGGTGGTGTTGCATACCCCTCAGCTTCTGCTCTTGCTTTAACTGTGGCAGGCACACGCTGAGATATCACTGGAACAAGAAAGTGGCGGCAGTTCCAACCACCAACAAAGGTGAAGATGCTGCGTGAGTCAGTGCCATCGATGCGCCCATCCCATGTGCCATTGCGAATGTCGTTGATGCCTGCGCTGTTCTCGCCATCGCCCCAAGCCTCAATCTCCTTACGATGGAAAATAGCACCTTCGCGATGTTCGCAGAACGGTCTTGTGGTAGGTATCTCGCCGCCCAGGTATTGGAAGTATTCAATGCCGAGTTCCTCATTCACCGCCGCCGCATAGCTTCTGTCGGCAATGGCTTGAGCAGTGTTGGCAGTTGTGCGCACGTTGGCAAGTAGCCTGCCGTCTGTTGTCTCTGTTCCCTCAATCACTCCTTGCAATGCCTTCACTGCTTGGTTAAGTGGAGCACGGGCGGCAACATTTGCTGTGAGCTGCTCAAGGAATGGAACGGTTACATTGTCGCGCAGCCCCGAGCCAAAGAAGGCATTGATTGCATTCTGCTTGGATATTGCAAGGAGCTGCTTCTGAACATTGTCGGGTTGGAAGTTGCTGTCAATCTTCTTGGCAATGTCATCGGTGAGCTGCACACCTTCATCGATGGAGCTCAAGAAGGATTGAACAGCGTCTTTATATTCGCCGCCTGCAAGCACCTTGTTGAGCTCCTCTGTTATCAGTCCAATTCTTCGTATGTTATCCTCGGTCTGTCTGATGTTGCCTGTTGCATCAACATCCATCTCTGCGAGAAGCGGAGCAAGTTTGCGCCACGCATCTCGCTGTGCCTTTTCTGCCGCCGTAACAATACTCTCCGGCACAGTCTCGAGCAGCTTAATCTTACGCTTAACAAGTTCATCAAACGATGCCATTTAGTAGAGTCTGTTGTGCTTGTGCAATTGGATCCAGTGTAACTGCAATCTTCTCCGCTGCCTTCGCTCTGAGTGCTGCAATCTGTTGGCTCATCGGTAGGTCAAAGAACTTCGGTGCTTCCTCTGTTGCGATGTAGTCACGCATCAGCTCCATCACCAGTTGAGGTGCTGAATTGTGCAGAACATCTTGCCACTTCTCAACCGTGCCACTTGCAAGTCTAGCAAGCACATCAGCGTTGCTCATAAGTAGCAACTCGTCAGCATTAACAATCAGCTCGAATAGAGCACTGCTCTCTTCGTCTGTGTAGTTGATTGCTCTGATGTAGTTATACACGTTGCTGTATGTTACCGCAGGCGGCACTCCTGCCTTCACTCCTTCGCTGATGATAGCAAGGTAGTCGCTTGGTGTACTGATATCGAATGATGTCGGATAAACTAAGTTGACACCGCCAAACAAATCGCCATATCTCATGCGCCCCATTGTCACCAAGCAGAACTCATAGATGGTGAACAACTGGTCAGAGATTGGCTTCACGAATGCGTACAATGCGCGGAGCTTATTCAAGCTTCCTGTTGCAGTCGATGCCTCTCCGATAGTTCCACTTTCATCGCTCGATGGAAGATGCAGGATGCGTCTTGCCTTAGCCATCTGCTGCTCAATCTCATCGCGCAAGAACTTCAGCGTATCCATCGGAGGACTTACGAACTTAAGGTACTCGCCGCTGAGTCCGCTGTCTCCTTCGCTTAGTGATGTCTTTGGCTTTATCAAGAGCATACCCGTTGGACTGAATCGGCTCTTTACTCCGCTGCCTCCGCATGAAGAACAGCCGCGATAGCCTCCATTGATCGGATCGAATATCTGCCCGTCATTACATTTGTTACCTTCGCGGTCAATGAACTCGCATATCTCGCCAAGTGCAACCATAAATGGGAACGCACTTGTTGCCTTGCTCATCTGCAAGTATGACTCATCGAGCACAACCTGGTCCAATAGTGGAACGGCTGTGATGAATGGCGATTGGAATGCAATCTCATCAGCAATAAGTTGAGGTGATCCCATCAGCTTGATGCAAGGCACATAGCCAAGGTTGTGCTGAAAGTAAAGCACTGGCTCACCGAATGTCATGTCACCCTTCTTACCTGTCTGCTCAATCTTATAGATGGCATCAGAGTCGTAAAGGTACAGCACAATGCCGCTCTCTTCCATCTTGCTGCCGTTCTTCACGTAGCTATGGTCGTCGCTGATTACCAAGTAATACTCACCGAACTTCTGCCCTACAATGTTCTTGCAGTTGTAGTAGGTCGGCATTGGGCGAAGTAGCTCGTTGCCCATTACAGGCTCCTCAAACTCTTCGTCATCCAAGTACTCGATGTCATCGGGATAAATGGCGATTATACCATTGGCATCAACAAGCTTCAGCGTTGGAAGCATATTCTTAACGAACATCTCCAAGGAGCCGAACTTCTCAATCTCAGTGTTCACATACCGCTGAAATGTCTCTTCGCCAAATCTCGAGTCTATCTCAGCCGAGTATCTGATGCTCCAGTTCTGATCGGCGAATGCTCTGCTGATGGTTGCTCTGAAGTCCTCAAACACACTTAAGGTTGTTGCCTTGTAGTTAGCCTTGATATACAACGCTTGTGCATCCGTTTGGTTTGGAGCACGCACCGAAAGCAAGTGCTCAGGATAAACATCGGAGCGGCTATGCGGCAAGATGCTGTCATACATCTTAGCGGCAAAGTTGTAACCGCTCCAATATTCTGGATACTGAGTCGATGCTCGCTGCTTAGTGATAGGATTGATTGGAGATGAGTTTGCCATCTGCTCCCAATTCTTTCGCTTGGCGGCGAACCGGTTCACGATTTTGTTAATGTCCTCAGAGCTTAGTGCCATTGGGTCTTTCCATTATGTTAGATCCACAATTCTTAGTGCGACAGTAGTTTGGTTTCATCGGTGTAGTATTGAGAGCCCTCTACCTTCAGTGGTGTTGAGCGTTACGTTATTATAATTATAAGTTGCTGCGTATTCGACAAGCTTACGAGGACCGTCCAAGTGAATAGTGTCATGTAATATAATCACACCGCCACGGCTTACCAACTTCTCAACCAGCTTAAACTCTTGCAGCACATGTCCGAAGCTATGATCTCCATCAATGAAGATAAGGTCAAAGTGATTCTTAGGCAGCTTATCCAATTCATCCAATGAATTGCCCAGGATGAAGTCAATCGACTTTCCACCCTCAGCCATGTATAACTTGGTGGCATCTGTGCGATAGTCGTTGATGTCAATGCCAATATACTGCCCACCCTTTGGCAATGCCTTGATAAGGTGCTGCGATGTCTCCCCTTCGAATACTCCAATCTCAAGTACCGTTATGTACTTGCTCATCTTGATAAGGCTTGACATGAATAGGCCGCACTCATTCTCGGAGTTCCAATCATGTCGGGCCACCTCGGTGAATGTCTCAGTGGTTACAATTTCTTTTTTTGGTCTGCCTCTCTTTGGCTTATCGTTTTCCATCTGCGTACTTGTTTTGTGCTATTCTGCTAATTAGGTAGATATGTCTTGAACCAACTGCCTTGAAGTCGTTTGCTAACATCCTATCAAGCCAATCAATGTAAAATCTTGGAGTGAAGCCTGCGCCGCCATAGTAGCTTTGCAAGTAGTAGTTGCTTACGATGTCTTGGAAGTTTAACCCCCTTGTCATCGCAAAGTGAATCATGCCGCCTTCGCTTGTGTCGTTTCTAGTGTAAGCCTTCAGCGCAGGATCAATGCCATGAATCGCAAGTGCTACATTCATGTATAACTCATCTGGCTGCCCACCTCCCCACTTCATGCGTAGGTCTTTGATGGCAATCGGGTTGTTGAAGTACAAGTCTTTTGCAGTGCGATATATTGCCTCCGTCTGAGAGCCTTTTACAATCCACTGCATCGAGCTGTTGATGGCAGGCATCACGTAGCTTGGCAGCAAGTTGAAGTGCTCCCACATCCTATCTGCCCATGCCCACTGCATCTCCTTGAAGTCGCGCCCCTTGTCGATGGTATGATAACCAACTGTATGGCTGATGTAATCTTTGCCCGACTGACTTAGTTCGTCAATCATAGGCTGAATGTCTTTGAGTGCAATCGCATCTACATCGAGGTAGAGGTTGCAATCGTATGGCAAGTATTTATATAAATTCACTTTCACCTTGCCGGGATCAAGCTTCTTGTTGGTAGTGATATCATCGGCCGCAATGTGCCCAATGTGGTTGATGTACTTCATAAAGTCAGGGCATTGTGATAAGCCCTTAATCGGATCATCGAACAGCACTGATATTTTTATTTTTGGATTGTGCTTCCTTATGCTGAATGCAAGGTTGAATGCAGCCCAATAGTATTGCACTTTGCCGAACGCAAGAAGCACCACCCCTGTTGAAGGAGTGATGCTCTGATTGGTAGATGTCGATTCCTCCGTCATTAACTGAAGACTCCAGCAGGAGCATCGTATTGTGCAGGAATGTTTTTGTTTCTCCAAGAGAAAGTCACCTCATAACGCTGAAGCTCATTGTTCTGCTCAGGCAAGATGAAGTTTGCAGATGTCGTGATTCCAACAGGAGCAGTGACATAAATCACCTTTCCGCTGTCACACATGTACGCAAGTATCCAAGAGATACGGCGGTTGTTTACATCGTTCCAGAATGTGTTGTTGCCATCAGTCACGTTAGCATCGTACAAAGTCGCTGTGCGATCTTCGTTGATACGGATTGAAGTACCACAACCGATTGGTGAATCAACAGTAATAGGTGAGCCCGCAGGAAGTGCAAAGCGAATGTCGCTGATTAGTCTTGCTTCACCAGATGCAAGTAAGGCATCAACCTCAACTGAATCTGAAGGATCAACAAGTTCTGTTCCGCAAGCTCCTACGATGATGGCGGAAACTCCGCCGAGTTTATATTCGTTGCAGATCACTAAGTCGTGCTCAAGCAAGGATGTGTCGCAATATGATACACAGGCCATTTGTAATAAGAGTTTGTATTGTTGTTTCGCTGTTGGATAGGTCGCGGCAATACACCTACTTGGTCTCTATGTTCAGCAAAGTTACAAAATTATTTCTTGATATAAGTTAACAGAATTCTCAGTTGTTAATCTTTGTAAATCTTGCGACAACAAAAACGGCTCATCGCTGTTATCCAAAATACTCGGCAAGCAGTCAGCATCGGTGTTGCTGCAAATGGTCTTACGCACCTTAGATGACTTAAGTGCTAGGTCGATGTTCAATGCGCCAAGTTCATCGGCATCGTTGTACTCGATATCTGGAAACTCGCCATCGATGGCATAGTACAAGTCGCCGTTCACATAGCAATTGTCATAGTAGAAGATGGTGCTTAAGAAGTCAAGGACATACTCAGGCAATCTTCCGAAGGCGAATGTCCACTTCTTCTCGCGATCCACATAGGTCGTCTGATACTTGCCGGAAGCAAAGCGGAAGTTGTTCACCTCTGTCTGATACTGAGCTCGGAACTTGCGCCCCTCCAATCGGATACCTGGCAAGAAGCTACTGCCGCCAAAGGCAAGGTTGAACTGGTCCTCTGCGTTGCAGCCTTCAACGTAGAAATACTTACACTCGTCATTGTAATCGCCAATGGCAAGCACATCGGAGTACATATCCCACTGGATGGAATCGTTCTCAATGCTAATCTCCACAAGCTTGATGATGGCAGCGGCAGGAGCACCGCCAAACTCTGTTACTTTGATTTCAAGTGGGTTATTGCCATCGGCAGTGATAAGAACCGTTTGATATCCGGTGCCAGTTATTTGCACTTGGTTACCTCCGATAACTGCGAAGATGCGCACGTTTGTGCGGCTCTCGATGAACACGCTAACATAGTACTGCAATCCATCGCATAAGTCATTGCTTATGTTCTGCGTGATAGTTGCTGAATCGCTTGCTGTTGGTAGGTCAAACTCCGCTTCTCCTTCGCTTAAGGTAACTGTGCCTGTACCAGTTCCGCTTGTGGTCCATCCACTTACTCCATTGGCATCTCTGAAGATGCCGTTATAAACATAGTTCTGTCCGCAAGTGTTGGTGCAGAAGTCGGTCATCGCCAATCGATAGCAACCCTCACCAAGAGCAAGGTCGGTCAAGTCAAATGCAGTGGTAATCTTGTTATCCTTAACAGTGAACAGCGGAGAAATCAAATCAACCGTCTCCAATGTCACCGCATCAACTATCCCCACCTTCATCTGATTCTCTGATGCAAGGCCGTAGACAAAGATGCCGCTTGTGCTCAGGCAACCCTTGAAGCTGTCACTCCCAAAGCACAATGTCACGCTGTCATTGGTCATCGTTGGATTGGCGAAGTACAGCGTGTAAGTGCCAGGCAAGGTTAGGACATAACTGCTTGAGCCATTAAGCCCAACGGTCAAGCTTCCCTCTTCCAATGTCAAGATGGTAAATGTCACTTGATACAGCTGATAGATGAAGTTGGTGCGAAGCAGTTGGCAGTAAAGCCCTGCGACATCTAATGTGGTTGAGCACACTTGCCCGTCCACAGGAACGCCCCAAGCAGATTCAATCGTGTCGTACTTAAACAGCACCGATAGGTCGCAAGGTGTTGACTCCACTTGGAAGAACACCTGATCATTGAAGTCGAGCAGCTGCTTGTAATCGCCGCCGCAATCTGGGCAGTCAACAACCGTGTTGCTTGTGAAGATAATAGGCTGATTCGGTATGGAAGTAAAGCTCATCGAAGTATCTTGTTTGATTTAAGTTGTATGGAAGCATCCTGCTTGATGATGCTCTTAATGTCTACCTTGTTGATGTATCCCTCAATCACTCGCAGTGGATCATCGAACTGCCCGAACTTAATCGGCCGCGATGTGTTGTCGAGTATTGCCTCAATCTCCTCCATGCGCAGTGGTCGGTCGAAGGAGTAGTCTAAGCGGCGCACTGAGTTAGGGTCAACATCAACCAATGCAGTTGGCTCAAATGGAGTGCCCTGAATGTAGACATTGGTTGCTCTTGTTTGGCCGTCTAATGTTGATACATTAAGTAGGCCTTGTCCTAATGTTGCTGCAATATATGTAGTGAAGTTTCCGACAATGTCAATGCGAATTAAGTCCGTTGCATTGCAAGCCACTTGAACATCAAAATCACAATATGAATCTTCTGAACCAAGTGCGAATGGTGAAAATGCCCCATAAGTTGATTGAAGCAATGCAGCTGATGAATCAAATCTTCTAACAATAACTTGAAATCTTCTTGGTGTTGTGTTAGCTGCACCTAATAAAATCTTTTCAAGTGCAATACTTCCTTTTACATTGTATAATCCAGTATATGGTACTTGATATGTCTGACCATCAAATAAATTATTCGGATCATAGAACTGATTGCCAAATGGAATATATGTTCCATTGTATGTGCTATAATCCAAATTACTTCCAAAATCAATCTGCCAAAAAGGAAATGGGATTGATGGATTTTCAAAATTCGAATTAGCAATAACAATCGTGTCGAATGGATTGAAGCCGACTGACAAATATTGAAACAAGCTATTCGGAAAACCACCAAGCCAGTTCTGAGATACTTGCTCATTAATGTAGTCGGCATTGTAAACATGCCCACCATATCCCAATGGATCCTGGTCATCGGCAAAAATCAATTCACTTGGTCCATAGAAATTGCAATCAACAAGCACCATTCCCAAGTCGTACTGGTCATTATTGAATCGGTAGATATCATCAATCACATTGGTATCGAATACGACATCGCCGCTTTTTAAGTCCATCACATTGCCTGTGTTACACTCTCCAAGTATACCAAAGGTCTCATCTCTGAAACCTCGAAAGGCAATCTGTGGAAACGTGCAACCTCCATTGCCACCATCGCACTCCGCAGGATACAAGAACGGCTCAGAGCCAAAGTTCACAGCTGCATATAGCTGAGTCTTGTCAAATGCCATCTTGATGCTTGGCTGATCGTAAAGGTTGCAGCTTGCGCCAAGCTGTTGAAAGTAGTCATAGTTCTCAATCCGTAGCAAAGGCCGTCCATTTGCCTGTCGCTGAATAACCATCCCTAATCTTATCTTCTTGTTCAATGCCTCATACAACTTATCAAAGGTCATCTGAGTTGGTGCTTGGTTTGGTGTTCTTATCGCCAAGCCGTTGGTCATCATCAGCGTTTTGCCGTATCCATCGCTGTTGATCTGTCCGCTGAAGTAGTCGCTTTCAAAGTCGACAAAGTTGTCGCTCATGCAGCTTACAAGGAACTGAAGCGCATCATAAATCTTGATGCACCCAACAAGGTTAACAACATCGAAGTCTCCAGTGGCAGGATTAAAGAATGAAACATCGTAAACTGTTGGCGGCACTGCCGTCTGCAAGTTCTTGGTGATGTCCGAGTTAGAGTAGAATGGGATGCTCTTGTTGTTGTTTATCTTGGTGCTAAAGCTGTCATCGTAAATCTTAGTCTTCACCTGGCACTTATCCAAGTCGAAGCTGCACTCACTTACTATGATGTAACCATTAGCCAATCGCTTCCATGTTCCGGCACATTGATACTGAACCTCAACATCGATAAGTGAACAGCCGCCAGTCTCAACAAGATTGTCAAAGATGTACTGGTAGACTCCGCCCACAAATAGCAAGTCATTGTCGAAAGAAACAATTCTCGCATTGATTGTTGCATCAAGCGATATGTTTACACCAAACTCTTCTGCATTGGTAGGCTGCCCTCTGTCAGCTCCATCGATAAGGAACTTGATATCTACTGCCATGAGTATCTTGAATCTTGTTGGTTAATGTTAACTATAACATTGCGTGCTTTGAGGTCTTTGCGCATGCCTCTCATCTCCTTCTCCATGCTCTTGCTGTTTAGCGATGCGTTAACAGTCACACCTTCCTTGCTTCGTCTTCCTGCCGAATAACTCATCAGCGCAGGGCGCACATACTTCTCGTCAATCATTCTGCGGAATGCTTCAGTGGAGGTGTTCATCGCATCGAGCTCGCGGCGATGTCTTGCCGTCTGTCTTCTGTTTACCATGTACTCACCTTGCTCAGCTTCAATCATTGTACCGCCTTGGCTGTGCAACTTACCGCCAATCAATCCACCCTTCTCGAACTTAGGCAATGGCTTGGCTGCAATTGCTGCTAATTGAATTCCTCCGATAGCAGCTGCAAGAATCTGAAATGGAATCGCGGCAGGATAACCAAGCTGAGCTCCAGTTTTTACAATTGATGATGCAGTATTAATCGCCACTTCAAACAATGATAGTGCTTTGTCTTGTCTTGCTTGTTTGGTCTTCTCATTTGCAATCCCTTGTGCTGTCCTCTTCTCCAGTGCTATTCGTTGCCTTGCTTTGTCGCGCTCAAGGTCAGTGCTTGAATTTATTGCATTAAGTTCTGCGGAGCTTGTTGCTTCAATCTCAGCAATCCTGTTCTCAGAATTAACTTTGCTCAATTCATTAATTGCAGCAAAGGCATCAACAACAGCACTTGCATACTGAACAGCCAAATCAATTCGCTTATCTGTCTCTGTTTTGGTTGCTGCTGTAATAGCCTTCTCCGCATCCTCAGTAATCTTCTGACGCTTCAATGAATCGGCTTCTGTTAATCCAAGCGCATCGCGTTCAAGCGTTGCTCTCGCCTTAATTAATGCTTTTGTATTCTCTAAGCTTTCGCCGTTGATTGACTTTTCAAGCTCAAGCTGTGCGACACGCAAAGCATTGTCTTTTTGCAACTGGTCACGGTATGAAGTTGATACAGTCGTATTCAATTTCAACTCTTCTTCCTTGCGGCTCACCGTGCCCTTGAATGCAATTGTCTCAAGTGTTTCAATTTGTTTTGTTGCGGTCCTTGCGTTCTGAATCCTTAACACCTGAATAGCATTCTCGCGATCGAGTATCTCTTGACTAAGGTCGAATAATACCTTACTAGTGTCGATGCCTGCCGCTGCTGCTGCCGCACTTGCTTGCTTAACTGCTGCCACTTTCTTATTGGCGAAGTCAAGTAGTATCTGCTCTCGCTGAATCTCTAGTGCTGCCGTACTTTGGTTATCTGCTTTAAGTAAATTTATTCTCCTTGTGATAAATGCCTCTTGCGCTTGCACTCTTCTTGTCTCAGCTGCAATCAACTTAGCAACCTTATCCTCTGTCTTCTTTGGGTCTTCGATGCCGATAAGCTTCTTAGCTGAATCCACTACCTTGCTCACTCCATTGGCAAATGACTCAAGACCCGGGATGGCGTTATAAGCAAACTGCTTCACCTTGTCAAAGTTCTCATACAATGCAACTAAGCCGATGACAAGTGCGCCAACTCCTGTCGCTGCCAATGCCAAGCGGAAAACTTTCAATGCTCCTGTCGATGTGCCGACTACCGTTGCGTATGTTGCTTGCGCCGCAGTGAGCACCGCCGTCTTAACTGCGCTTTGCTCAGTCACCAATGCAGCGATCTGCTGTACTCCATTGGCAACGGCGATGGCTGCTTGCACCTTAAGTAGTGACTTTTGCAAGTCCTCACTCTCGCTGCCAAACAATGCAGCTGCACCTTGAGCAACCTCGAAACCTGAAGCAAGTGCCTGTGTTGCACCTACCGCCGCATCGAACTTAAATGTGTCCGATGCAAGGATTCGAACTCGGTCTCTTGTATCGCCAATTTGGTCCTCGAGCTTTGCCGCCGAGATGAGCAGCTTATTGAATGCATCAGTACCTTCTTGCCCTGCCGCCTCAAGTGCAGCGAGCTCCTGCTTCAATCCTCGGAGCTGACCAGTCAATGTCTTGCCTGACTTGCCCAGGTTGTCGATTGCCTTCGCTTGGTTATCGAGTGTCTTCTTTACCTCGCCTCCGCTGAATGCAGATGTAAACGAATTAGCAATGTTGGCGAAGAAGCCTTTGACTTTCTTAGCGGACTCCTGAGCACCCTCTACTACCTTGTCATTGATTTGGTTAATCTCGTTGACTGTTGCCTTGAGACTGGATGTTTCCGCTTCATAAGCGACTTGAATAGTAGCTGTTGCCATTACTTCTGAGCTTTGATGTTCGCCTCAAATTTACGCAAATAAAAGTCAACATCACCACTCATCATCTCATTATACTCAACAACGCTGCCGCCGCTCAATATCATCACCTGCTCCCTCATGTAGTCGCCTGCTTTTTGCGCCCGTTGTCTCGGTGAGAACTCAGACGGAACAAGGACTCTTTGAGATTTCTTTGCTGTACCAGGTTGTACTCCCATAATGTCTGAAAGTCTTCTGGAGACATAGTTAACAAGGGCATCAGCGGATCGATACCCAAGCCGGAGAAAAAATCTTTCGCACCTCCCTTGCTCAGCTGCTCGAATAACTCAAGCTTGTAATTGTGGATGTCGCTGTTCACGATGTCGGGATTCTCATCGTCTCTGATGATCCAAGTCGCCGCAATGTTAAGCAAGATGTCACGATGGATCACCGTATCTTGCCGCTCGCGTATAACATGGATGTATGCGCCAATCAATGCCGCGTTCTTTGGATTGCTTAGCCCTGCACCCAATGCCTTCTCCATCTCTCCAAGTATCAGCTCCATCTCGCCGCCGCTGACACCCGAGCTCAACCGCTCGAGCAGACTCATCGACATGGAGAACCTTTCCAGTGGTAGGTTGACCTCCTTCGGGAACCGGTAGTACGTGTGACCCTCGTGGGTAAATACCTCAACGAGGTTGTGCGTGGTCTTCTTACTGCCCCATAAAGAGCGCACCCGACCTTTTAATCCTGTTATGTACTTCATGTATTGATTCTTTGATGTATAGTGTACTGCCGTTCTGCATCATGATGATGGTGTCCAATCTATCATGGAAGACATAGTTGATTTGATCCACATTGATGATGATGTCGGTATATCCCAACTCCTCTGCTGTCAAGTCCTTGAGCTGCTCGTCCTCTGTATCCATGAACTGGATAAGCTTCGTCTGCACATGGATGAAGCCTGCCATGTCACCAGTATCCAAATGGGCACTCCGCATCCTCAACTCTGGTCTTCGCAGGCAAGAAGCAGCCGCACTCCTTGCAGGAGTTAAGCCGCTTGTCCTTATGTTGGCACAAAGCGCAGATGGCAGAGCGGCTCTTGCTGAGCTCGTTGTTCTTACCCCTAAGCATGTACCACCATCCCTCAATGATTGCGCGTAGCTTGCTCATGGAATTACCACAGGACTTTGCCCAATTGAAACAGCCGAGAATGATAAGCACTTGTAGATATCTCCATCTACTGTGATGTCTTGCTGAACGCCATCTATTGTCACCCATATCGTGTAGCCTTGAAGTGGATCTATTTGAATGCCTTCAATGGTGAGGTAGCCATCGACATCACTCGTTGCAGTGAACTGCATTATCTTCTGCGTGGCATTGTGTTGCAGCCAAACGGTGAACTCGGTCTCTGCTTCGACAATGCCGAAGCTGAATTCTGTTAGGCAAGCGTTGACATAACTGCCTGCATCATAACATGGTGAACATACGCTCATAGGTATCTCTTAAGTATTGCGTTGACAAAGTAACGAAAACAATCCAAGAAGTCAGCACGCTCTGATAAGATTCTTCTGTTGCTCTTGATGATGCTGCCGTTGCTGTCGCACTGCACCTGCTTAGCATCGAACACGAAGCCCTTACACTTGACCGAGTTGGCTCTGATGTCCAACTTGCGGAGTGCGCCATTGCAATCGATGCGGCTGTTGTAGTGGGTCGGATTCGCAGGGATGATGATCTGGCTATCGCTGAGATGCAGCCGCCGTTTAATCTGCGTGTAGGCGCTTGAGTTGTCGCGCTGTTGCACAGTGCCACCTTTGCCCATTGCATCGCCTGTGATACGTAATAGACCCATTGGGATACCCATGCGCTCGATGTGGTCACAGAACGCATCAACGCTGCCCTTCTCAATCTTAATCTCATCCACCACCACGCAGCCCCTCGGCAGCTGTTGGATGACCAGTGCGCATAGTGGGTTGATGTTGAAATCGACTGAGATGAAGATGGGGATGTTGCGGTTGAGTACAACACTGTCATCAATGTGCTTCTCGTCTTGCCACTCGTACAAGAACGGATTAGCAACGTCATCAAGTATATCCCAATCGCCCTCCACGAACCTTTGGTACTGGACAGGCGGCAACTCCTTCAAGCTCTCAAGGTATTCGAGTGGGATGTGTGGGTTGTCAGTTATCTTACTCGGGATGTAGCTCCATCGTTCAGGGAGTGTCTTGTCGCGATAGCGGTCGTAGATCACTGACTTCACCCAGTTGTTCGCAGGGTTGCAAGTGGCGAGGCAAACGATGGGCGGCTTGCCATGTGCTTTGTTCCAACTGCCGATGCGCTCCTGCACCTTGTAGAAGGTGAGCTCCTGCAGCTCGTTGACCTCGTCCAAGCCTGCGCCGTTAATCTCTAGCCCACGAAACCTGTTGAGGTCCTTGTCATCGTCAAAGCTTTCAGCCATGAAGATAAGCTCACTGCCGTTGGTGAATGTCACCACATTGGTGTCTCTGTTCCAACTCTTAATGTAAGCATTGAGCCCATCGGTCAAGAGTGCTGTAAAGCTCGGGAAGGTGGTGCGCTTTAGGTCTGGCAAGCTCTTGCGAATGATAGCCCATCGGCTGCCTGAGAAAGCAAGAGCAAGGTGTGATAGTGTAATGAGTAACCAATAGGTCTTACCACCACGAATACTTCCTCCAAACACAATCACACGCTTCTCCCCGTTTATCGCCTGGTCAAATGCAACTGTCTGTGTCTCGGTTAGCGTGTAGCTCATTCACTCTTTGGCTCGGTGCGAATGATCACCAATGGCTCAGTGCTTGTAATGTTGGTGTCGGTGGTTTGCTTAGGCTTGCCGTATGCTCTGTCAAGCAAAACCTCAGCAGCCCTCACATCGCCCTTGGTAGCCTTTGCCCTCAGTGCTTTCAATATCGCCTCGCCTGCCGTAATGCCGTCCTTCTCCTCGCCCAACACGTCTGCCATCAGCTTATCCAATGCAGGAAGCTTGCGGGGTCGACCGCCACCGTTGTCGCCTCCCGTTTTTAGTTTGCCGCCGTTCCTACCTTCTCTCATTTTTTACGAGCTTTTACGAGGTTATGTATTCAATTCCGTTTCGCTTAACTTTAAGCGATGGGTCAAGTTTAAGCATCCTATCAACAATCACTTGGCAGTACTTCGGATCGAGTTCCATTCCGTAGCATTTGCGGTTGAGTTGGTGTGATGCTACCATTGTTGAACCTGAACCTAAGAAAAAATCAAATACTATTCCGTTTTTGTTTGAACTAATCTTTATCTCATTAGATATTAATTCGATAGGTTTCATAGTTGGATGTGGTGTAGAGTTATCTCTTCCAAATTCCAAGCACTTTGAATAATTTACATCTTTCAAACCATTGTTCCAAATTGCCGATTTTCTAAAGAATAATAAATATTCTGTGTCGGGTCTGTGTTGCTCACCAAGTGGGATAGCATTTGGTTTCTTCCAAAATAGTATATTAAAACTATAACCGCTTTCAATAGCCCAATTAAGATAGTCGGGAACTAAATCTTTATTGCAAAAGATATATGAGTTCATTTTTTTGCTTTCAAATACAATTGGCAAAGTATTAAGAAAAGCAACAGGGTCAAACTCGCATAAATGTTCAATAGCTTTACCAAGTTTAGCTGCTGCCCTTCCTATTGGTTGGTTACTTCCTCCTTGTGCTTCCATTCTATAAGGCGGGTCAGTAAACACCATATCCGCCTTACTTCCATCCATCAACCTTGCCACTGCATCACTATCCGTCGAATCTCCACAAAGCAAACGATGCTCCCCTATCTCAAATAGGTCTCCAAGTACAATGTCGGTTTCAATGCCGCCATCAGGAACTTCATAATCATCCTCAACGGCTTCGAGCACTTGCTCGGGCTCAAAGTTTGGAATGTCCAATCCCCAATCATTAAGCTGCTCAGTATCCCAATCATTAGCAAGCATCTGCCAATCCCACTCGCCACCGCTTACATTATCTTTGATTAAGAATTCACGTTGTTGCTCCTCTGTAAGGTTGTCTGCAATGATGATAGGTACTTCTTTAAGTCCTGCCTCTTTGCAAGCCTTAAGGCGCATATTGCCACCAAGCACAACCATATCTGTATTGACTACGATAGGACGAATGGCAAGCATCTGAGGCAAGTCTTTAATTGACTGCACAAGCTTTGCAAACTTATCATCCTTGATAAGTCTCGGGTTATTAGGATTTACCTTAACATCGCTAATCTTAACTATCTCGGCTCTCATCCCTACAAAGATAGTGTTTTGCTGCGTTTGATTTCGTCCTCTGTCAATTTCAATCTTACAACCTTGTTATAGATGATAACATCGGCAGTGAAGTAACCGTCATCATTCTGCTTAAGTGATCCGATTAGATATTCATTCGGCACTTCCATCTGGATGCTTTCCGATGCTTCCATTATCTTCTGCATGGCTTTAACCTTAAATGTCACCTCAACATCTTGCACTGATCCGATTGGAGTCAAGTACCCAGTGAAGGTGTCATCTTGGATGCGCATGTATCCACTTCGCCATCTGTTAGCAGCCATCGTTGATAGTTTTGAATTGATGTAATAATGCGTATATCATCTTCTTGATTTCATCCTTCTTGCTTTTTGGAACGCGCAAAGTTATGTTGCAAGTGTCCTCGCCGTAGATAAACTTCGGGCCTGCTCCCTTGCGCTTTCCGCCTCGCCTTTCAATCTTTTGTTCCATTGGCAGCAAAGATAGGAATTAACTTTTGATTATGCAATTTTAATGTCTTAATCCATTTAGCACATCGGCTCAGGTAGTAGATGTAGACAATGCTTTCGGGGTTGGCATTAACTAAGTGCTGCCTAAAGCTCTCATGCGTGCGCTGTGTTGAATGATATGTCACGCAGCCATCGACAATCTTTCCCTCAATCGGATACCACTCGTTCATGGTCTTGATGATTTTTTCCTCTGTCGTCATGCGTTGATGATGTTTAAAAATTCTGCTTCACTTCTTACAATGTGATACTCATGCCCGAGTGATCGGCAGAGCTTCTCAAAGTTGACTTGCTGCGGTGACTGTTTGCCAGTGTCTGTCTTCCATTCAATCCAACAAGTCTTTCCTTCTGGCTTGAGGTAGCACATATCAGCAACTCCTGCGATGACTCCCATCGCTTTGTTCATTGCTCCCTTGATGCCGTTGATGGAGTTGTTATTAATTGCAAATATGCGGCCACGTAGGTCTGGGCGTGCGTTCCAAAGGTTTTGGAAGGCTCTCGCTTGGGTTGCTGTTTCGTTCATTTTGGACAGGCGGACAGGCAGGACATGCGACATTCACAACTTTGGAGGTTGCTACATGTGTGTGTGTGTGTGTGCATATATGTGTGTGTGTATATATTATTAGTATTATTAGATAAAGTGCATGTCCCCTGTCCAAGTCCTCTGCGCACTTAGATTATCAAAGGTTTTGGATGGACAGGCAAAAATAAAAGTGCATGTCCGTGCATGTCCAATTATGTAGGATTGCGGCTTACAAAGTACATCATGACCTTAGATAGGTTTAAAACTCTGCGTTGCTTTTCAAATCCAAGCGATGTGAGAATCTGCCCAATGCGATTAGTGTTGAGGTAATTAAACTTGGTATCTGCCATTAAGTACTGTTGAATTTCGGTGAGTGACATCCACTCGCCGTATGATGTTGATCTTCCAGGTGTGAGCTTCTTGTGAATCAAATCATCCTCAGGTGTTGATATCTTATACATCTCGGTTGCTGCATTAAGTCTATCAATATCTTCTTTTAAGATTGTGTACTCAGCACCCATTTGAAACATGCAATAGAGCTCACGCCAAAGTCCTTCCTTGTCGCACTGGTTATAAAAGTCATGGTCAATTTCATTGATATGGATTGGCATGATTCGTCTGTTGCCCGTTGCATCACTAAGTATCTGAGTCTCGTTTGATGTTCCGCAAAATACTGATAGCCTTTTTAGATCCACTGAAACTCTGCCGTATGGCTCGCGCACGTTGATAAACTCTTTTGATGTGAGCTCCTTAAGTCGCTTATCTTCCTTCTTGGACTTTCCGCCGTATTCGTCATCATTGATAAGCAACTTTCCACACATTAGAATTTCATCATCCTTGCCGGCATCCATCTTAGACTCAGCATAAAGGTAGCGCAGCTTCTTTGGAAGGAGGTATCGGAACCAGTGAGTCTTTCCAGTGCCCTGCTTTTCGCCGCAGAAAACAAGTACGAGCTCTGACTTATGACCGTATGCAGATGCGACAACTGAAAGCAGCCATCGAAGTATGAAGAAATCTGCTTCTTGAGTGTCGGAAACAACACTGCTAAGAAGCAGCTTTATATTCGGCCAATTGTCGTTGTCATATTCAAACAGCTGCTCTTCAAAAAATTCATGCAATGGATTGTATGACGGCACCCGATTTGAGAATATAATCGAAGTAATTAAATCCTTTGTTGATTCTTTGAACACTGCTTTCGAGTCAAGAAAGATTGAGTTAAGGTCGGAGTCATCAATTGCTTTTCCATCAAGTTCAATCTTGCGAGTGATGACATTCTTCTTAAGGTCGTAAGTATTAACAAATGCAGCTATGTCGGTAGTTACGGAATCCGATTTGAACTTGATATCCTTGCTTACTATCTGCTCAACTATTTCTTTGGAGTCTTCAGGATTATATCCCCCTTGCTTTTCCAATGTCTCAATGATGGCTTCTTTGGACAGCCCTGCCGCCTTTTGCGATGTTGCATATCGAGCAATTGACTTTGTGTGCTCAGAGTATATGTCGATGCCGTTCTGCTTGGCGTGGTAGTATATTGTGCCGATGCTTGACTTCTTGCTTTTTGTTTCGCTGTGGTTCTTAAGGCAGGCTGTGAACTGGCTATCGCAGTCGAGTGAGTTGTATTTGGAGCTGTGCGAGGATAAGGTGTGAAAGTAGTCGCGGCCTTGCTCTTGGAACTCTTGCACAAGGGCATAGCAGATGCGCACCCAATCGGAGTAGTCTTCGCATAGGTTGATGCCTTTCTCATCCATCTGCTTGATCATTGCATCAAAGTCGGTTTTTATCACCATTACCTTTGGATGCTTTGGCTCTTTCTTTTTGGGAAGGTACTTCTTGAATGTTGCTGATTTTGTATTTAGCAGCATAAATGGATCGTAAGAAACGAATCGAGCACGGGAAACATTCTTACCGGACTGGTCCACGATAAGTTGATACTCATTGTAAAGGTATGCAGCAATGCCATTGAAGGCATCGAGGTGTCGAGTGCCGTCAATCTTTACTATAAGGCATAAGCCGTTGCCTCCGATGGATAAGAATGCAGCATATATATAGTGGTCAGCACCTATGCGCTCCTTGGTGGCTTGAGCATCTTCGAGGTTATCGATGTCGATGGCAATGAAACCTGAGTGCTGTCGGATTGCATCATCTTTTCGAGCGGAGAATGAGCCGCTGATGGTTACCAGTGGAGCGGTTTTCTTCTTAAGGTCTTTGATTTCTTTTGTTGGTGCATTGCGCACATCGAGAACTATGTCTTGCCATTTGCCTGACTGCACTCCTTCGAGGAAGCTTGCAAGTTCGATGTCGGTGTCTTGGGAATCATGGATGTTCTTATAGGAGGAGATCAGCATTATATATTGTTTTTAGGGTTGTTTTTAATTTCTCATCAGCTAGGTCTTTGTGGAAGCGGTTAAATCTTCTGTTTTTTTCGCGACACCAGAGCCTCGCAATTTCGTGATTCTTTTTGGCAATGTGCAAGTAGTTGTCCGCATTTAATTTCTTGATGTTCTTCTTTGCAAGCAGAGCAACATGTTCAATGGCTACGAATAGGGATCGGTATTCTTTGTGGTGCTCGTTCATTGCGATGAGCTTCTTGATGTCAACACTGTCGGTCATAAGGATGAAGTCCTCAATGCCTTGGTCAAGGACAATCTTCTTGGGGAAGATGTGGCCGCAGTAGCATTGCATCTTGGAGGTGTGCAGGAGAGCGGCACATGTAGGGCATTCTTTTACTGGAGCAACTCCTGCGCCTGGCTTCTTGGGATTGTGGAAGATATCCTCCCAATTTCGGGAGGCAGCCCATGAGCCGTGCGTGAGGCAGTTACCACCAAGGTCGATGATGGTGAATGCGAGCTTGATTGGATGCGGACGAGCACCTCTGCCGCACATCTGAAGCCAAAGGGGCATCGATGCTGTTGCCTTGTTAACTATTACGGTCTCGATGTCTGGTTGGTCGAAGCCTGTTGTTGCGATGCCGATGTTGTTAAGGATGGCATCTGGAGTGTTGGCAAACCACTCTAATGTTTCGGCTCGGTTCTCAGAGGTTGCATCGAGATGGCGTGAGTTGAATCCTGCGACAACGAAGGCGGCATTGACTGCTTGGGAGTGCTCGACATTGCAATTAAAGATTATTGTCTTGCGCCCGAGTGAATGCTTTTGGTAGGCTTTGAGAGTGGTGTCGATGTACTTGGGCTCTTTGTACATGGCTCCCATCTGTGCTTGGTCGAAGTCGCCTGCTTTCATCTTAAGCTTAGCACGCTCCACAATGGATGAAGATGAGTATGTCTGCTCAGGTGCAAGGAAGCCGTCCTCTATGAGCTCGGGGATGTCGATGCCGCACACGATGTCATCGAAGTAGTTGCGCAGTGGATTGGTCTTCTTGGCGGCAAGTGGTGTGGCAGTGAAGCCGATGATGTACTGCTCCTTGAAGTGGTCAATGACCTTGGTGAAGTTTCCGATGTGGCACTCGTCAACTATGACCATCCCAATGTTCTCAAATAGGTGCAGCCGCTTGTGAGCCGACTCCACCATTGCGACATATACTCTGGCAGGCGGTATGGTCTTCATTCCTGCAACTACTTTTTGCACTGGAAGTCGAATCGCTTTAGATGCCTGTGTGAGCAGTTCTTCGCGGTGAACGAGTATCAACACATCTTGGCTTGACTTAGCGCAGTAGCGGTCACAAATCTCCGCGAAGCATACTGTCTTGCCGCCTCCTGTTGCGAGCTGAGCAACCACCTTGCGATGGATGCGCAGCTTCGCACTGATGTTGTTGATGAAGCGTTCTTGATATTCTCTTAGTTGCATCATCACTCGTAGGTTGAGGTGTAGTATTCTTCTGAGCCATCGCATTCCCAAGAAATATGCGAGTTTTCACATTGCTTGTAAGCATCAATTATCTGCTCCTTTTCCATTGCTTTGGCTTGGTGAAAATGTACGTTTCTGTCTATTCCTGTGGTTAGGTATATTTCAATTAACCACTCAACTGCTGTTTGCTTTTTATTTTCCATAGGTTTCCTTATAATATTCTTCAAATGTTGGTAAATCAGATTGCTTAATTGACGTGCCTACGTTTTGTAGCAAGCCTTCGTAAATTAATTTTTGTTGCTTAAACTCCATTACG